TTTGGCAGAATTAGAAAATTTAAAAATTGAAGATTGTATTAAAACAGCGTATGAAGTTATTATAAATAGAAAAGGAAAAATGATTAATGGCACCTTTGTAAAAAATGAATAAAAAAGTAGCAAATGAATTTTATTTATTAGCATTATTAGATATTGAAAATGGCGTTACTTTAGACGAATTAAAAAAAACACTAAAAATGTATGAGGACTTAGAGGATTATGAGGCTTGTGCAGGAATATTAAAAGCAATAAAAGAATACGAATATGACAATAGACAAGATTAAAGAAATAGTAGAAACACAAACTGGAGTTAATTTAAGCAACCCATCAAGAAAGAATGAATTGGTTTATTTAAGGGCATTGTACTTTAACCTATGTAGGGAATATACAAGGCATCCTTTCGATGTTATTGGTAAATCAGTAGGCAAACACCACGCAACTGTAATACACGGAATAAAACTATTTAGGGATTGGATAGACCATCACGAACCCAATTACATAGAACTATATGAGGACTTAGATAGGGAAGTAAGAAAAGTATTTAGAAAAGAAACATCCAAATATAGAGGTAGGGATTTCTACAAAAATAAATATGCTAAGGTACTTATAGAACTTAGAGATGTAAGGAACAAACATAGAAACCTAAAGAAGTTAGTAAATGTATAGACCACTACCAAAACAACTAACTATAAAGAAAAGCAAGATAGATGGGCTTGGTGTCTTTGCTACAGAAAAAATAGAAGCAGGATACGAGTTAGGAATAACACACCGTAAGATAGAACCAACAACTCTATATGGAGATGACTTGATTAGAACACCATTAGGGGGCTTTTTAAACCATAGTGATACTCCTAACTGCTTTATACAAAGAAAAGGCAAGATAGGTACTCTATACACCATTAAACCAATAAAACCTAACGAAGAACTTACCGTTTATTATACTCTGTACGATGTTTGAAACAATAACAATATTTTACTTAACCGCAATAGTAGTATTACTAATAGGTTTGTTTTTTAACAAAGATTAGTTTTTTTTATTGTTATATTAGAATCATTAATGATATTTTTTGATTATGGACAAAAGAAAGTTTAACGGAGGTAATAAAAATGCAGGAAGAAAACCTAAAGCAGAAGAAGTACAACTGATAGAAAAACTTACCCCATTAGAACCATTGGCATTTGAAGCGTTAATGAAAGGATTGGAAAAGCAAGACTTTAAATTTGTGCAACTGTTCTATAACTATTACGCTGGTAAGCCAAGAGAAACTAAGGACATTACAATCAACGAGGACTTACCCTTGTTTATGGAGGACTAAGGATAACCACAACCTTGTTCTGCATTATTTATGCGAGTAAAGAAAACTATTGCTTTTCACAAACTAAGAAAACTACAAAGTAGGATACGAATAGTTAAAGGAGGCACCTCAGCCTCTAAGACTATATCAATACTTTGTTTACTTATAGACTATGCAATAAAAAACGATGGCAAAGAGATTAGCGTAGTGTCTGAAAGTATTCCACATCTTAGGAGGGGCTGCGTCAAGGATTTTATTTCAATCCTAAAAGGTCTTAATAGGTACAAAGAAAGCCAATACAATAAAAGCACATTAAAATACACCTTTACAAACGGAAGCTACATAGAGTTCTTTTCAACTGACCAACCTGATAAACTAAGAGGCGCAAGACGTACAGACCTATACATAAACGAATGTAATAATGTACCCTTTGATGCTTACACGCAATTAGCGGTTAGAACATCAGGAACTATATGGTTAGACTACAATCCATCTAATATATTTTGGGTAGATAAAGAACTAATAGGAAAAGAAGATACCGACTACATTACACTTACCTACAAAGACAACGATGCACTACCTAAGTCAATAGTAAAGGAAATAGAGAAAGCAAAAGAAAAAGCTAAGACATCTACTTACTGGGCAAACTGGTGGAAGGTTTACGGATTAGGTGAAACTGGTAGCTTGGAGGGTGTATGTATTCCTGATTGGAAAGAAATAGACACAATACCCGAAGATGCAAGATTATTAGCATACGGGATGGACTTTGGATATACAGACCCTACTACAATAATAGGATTATACAAATGGAATGAATCTTACATAGCAGACGAAGTATTCTATAAGTCTAATACCGTTTTAAGGGATGTTAGCTTGTTTCTAAGGCACAATAATATAAAAGACAATATAATTGCTGACCAAGCTGAACCGAAGTCCATAGAAACGCTTAGAAGGGATGGGCATAATATTTACCCTTGTACAAAAGGAAGGGATAGTGTAAACTTTGGAATCAACCTAATAAACCAAAACGAAATATATGTTACAAGTAGAAGCAGGAATCTAAAACGAGAACTACAAGGATATGTATGGGCAAAAGACAAAGACGGTAACACGCTACCTAAACCAACAGGCGAACACCCTGACTGCATAGATGCACTTAGATACGTTTTAACAGATACGTTAGACAACGCACACAGGGGGCAATATTTTGTATATTAAAAATATTTTATATATTTGAACTATAAAACAATAACACAATGAAAGATTTTATTATTATTTGTAAGCAAGCAAGCGAAAAAGAAAACAGGAAATTTATCCGTAAATCTCTTTTTCAGTTTTTTGTATTAATGGTAGGGTTTTACCTTATGGCAATTACCTTTGTTAATATTCTATTTTGGATATGGCGAGGATAGAGGATTGGCAAATGAAACAAAGATGCTGGGATAATGGCATCATACTATACCCTAAGCCTATACAAAGGGGTATGAAGTCCGATGTAGTTATAGAACTTGAAATAAGAGGACAAACTAAAACGGGCAAAGAAGTTTACAAGCAGGATAAAAAAGGACAGGAGGCAATATCCAATAAGATGAAAGAACTGTACTTGGAACTTTACTTTAGTCAGAAGCATAAATTTAAACCTAAAGAATTTATTTGGGATTTCCAAAAAAAGTGTTATATTAGTAAAGAATAGTTTTTTTTTTCATTTGATAATTTGGTTTGTGCCAAAGTTAGGGGGTTTTTGACCCCCTTTCTTTTTATACATAATTGTTGTATTTTTATTGTATTAATATACGATTATGAAAATAGAGATTTACATACCCGATAAATTATCTGATATTACGTTGGAGCAATATCAAAAGTTTGCAAAACTAAACACGAAAGAAAACCAAAACAGTAGTTTCCTACTGCATAAGATGGTAGAGATATTTTGTAGGCTTGACTTAAAAGATATAGCAAGAATCAAATACCAATATGTTAATAGCATAGTATCAGACCTAAACGAAATATTTAACACAAAGACAGACTTAATACCTACGTTTAATATGCAAGGTATAGAATATGGCTTTGTACCAAAGTTAGATGACATTACATTAGGGGAGTACATAGACCTTGATAGCAACCTGTCTGATTGGAATACGATGCACAAAGCTATGGCTGTGCTTTACAGACCTGTTAAATACAAAAAAGACCATAGATACCAAATAGAAGAATATACGGGAACGGAAGATGCTGAGAAGTTTAAAGATATGCCCTTAGACGTAGTAATGGGTAGTCTTGTTTTTTTTTGGAGTTTAAGCAGCGAGTTGTTACAAATTACCCTGAAATATTTAGCGAAAGAGATGGAGGAGAACCTGACCTTACAGCAACGTCAAATTTTGGACGGAAGTGGGGTTGGTATCAATCAATCTATGGATTGGCTAAGGGGGATGTTACCAAGTTTGACACCGTTACAAAATTAAATGTTCATAAGTCATTTATTTACTTAGCATTTGAAAAAGAAAAAATAGAGTTAGAAAAATCAATGATTAAAAAAAGATGAAAGGTTTTTACCAAGTAACAGACAAAATAAAAACACTTCTAAATGCAGAGCCATTTGTAAATACCGTTTCTTTTGGTAGTATTGACGATGTAGATTTAGATAAACAGGGTATTTTTCCCTTATCGCATATTATAGTAAACAATGCTGTTGTGGGTACAAGGACTACAACTTTTAATATATCGATTCTTGCAATGGACATAGTAGATATATCTACCGATGAGGTTACCGATACGTTTGTAGGAAACGATAACGAGCAGGATGTTCTAAACACACAACTTGCATTACTTACAAGGATAATAAACGAACTACAAAGGGGGGATAGTTACACCGACAAATATCAGGTTGATGCTAATGTAACTTGTGAGCCTTTTGTTGATAGGTTTGAAAACAAGTTAGCTGGGTGGTCAGCTACATTTGATGTAATAGTACAAAACGATATGACAGTTTGCTAATGACTTTTGCACAAACAAAAAAAGCCTTAGAGGTATTTGCTAATACTGTAATAAAACAATCAAAGGGAAACCTACGCAGACACCGTAACAACAAATTCATTACAGGTTCAGCGAGTGGCGACTTAGAAGGTAGTTTGGGATATGATTTAAAAGTAAGCCCTAATAGTTTCGCATTAGAGTTTTATATGGCAGACTATGGTATATTCCAAGACGAAGGTGTAAAGGGGGCGGAGAGTACTTATAGACAAAGCCAAAATAGTAGATTTCAATATAAGAAAATGCCTTTAAATGCACAGGCAAAAAAGTCTATTGGCAAATGGATAAAACAAAAAGGTTTAGAGGGAGATGTTAAAAGTCTTACATACGTAATAGCAAGAAGCATATACAAAAAAGGATTAAGGGCTTCTATGTTTTTTACAAAACCTTTTGAAAATGCATATTTAAAACTACCCGAAGAACTAATAGAAAAGTTTGCATTAGACATTGACGAATTTATAGAGTTTACAAGATGACAAAAATAAATATTAGAAGTCCATTTTATTTAAGGTATGACGAACCAGCATTACCAAGTGTTGCTTTGGACTGTGATTTGATTAATTTACAAAATATGTCCATTGACCAATTTGGTAATGTAACCTTACCCGACTTGGACTATGGAACTATTATTAGCTATACATCTTCGGATGTGGATTTTGCAAATGGAAAGTTTGACACGGTAGTATCAGCTACTCCCAGAACGGTAACTTTTACAATATCTATACCTGTTAATTTCAGCAATGCAGGAGATGAAACAATAGATTGTGATGTTCCCTTTACCCAACCTGCATTTGTTTGTACAGGAGGAGTAACGACAAGCGGTAGCATTCCAAGTCAATCATTAGATACAGGCGGCGATTCAGTAGAAATAGACTTAACAAGTTATTTTACCGCAGGAACTGACCCAATAGAGGGATATAATATAACCAATAGTTATACCAATATAGTATCTACTTCATTAAGTAACGAAACACTAAAAATATTTTCAATTAATAGGGCTGGAAGTGCAACTATATTTGTGGAAGCTTACGACAGTAATGAAGCAACTTGTAATGCAACCCAATCAATAAGTATTACCGTTTCTGATGCAATTACCTACGATTGTAATTATGCTTTCTTTGTTGGTGGTAGTATAGCAAACGATGGTACAATTACGAAGCCAACGGCAAACGGTACGGTCGGAGATATAAAACTAACAGAAGGCGGTACACCTATAACCAGCTATTCAGCTAACAATACGGGTAGTGCAAGAGAAGTTACTTTGTTTTTTGATATTACAGTGCCATCAGGTTATGGTTATACAAACGCAGGAGCAACGGTAGAGTGTTCAAAAACCTTTACTCAATCTTCTACAACACTCGAACAATTTACGTGTAGGGTGGCTGGACTAACAGGTCAAGCAGTAGCATTAAATGGAACTATTAAATACGGAACCGTAAACAAGGGAACCTTCTCAACCACCACACCAATATCACCTTTGTCATTTCCTACTGTAACTACCGACACGGAAAGAACGGTTACTTTTTATATTACACCCCCTGCAAGTGGATATGCAAATAGTGGAGGTAGTGATATATCTTGTGATGTAACAATGATACAACCAGCTCCTGAACCGCCAGCAATAGGAACGGAAACTTGGTACATATCACAAACAAACTACGACTTTTTGACACGAGCGCAATTAGAAAGCGCAGAATATACATATACATTAACTTCTGTTGGATTTTCCTATACAGATTACTATGCTACAGTTTTAGATACATTAGAAGGTTATTTAGAAAAAAATGGTACTTCGGCAGGTATAAATACAGCCCGAACCGAAATAAAACTAAATGATGCTAATATATTAAACAATATTGGTAGTGGTATTTATGACACGACATCTAATATACCGAACTTCTTATCTGTAATATTTGATGACGTTTATAGTGCGTCAAGAATTAATCCAACTGGCGGTTTATATTTTAGGGTAAATAAAGCAAGGGAGGGTAGTAGTGCAAAAACAGCAACCTATGTACAAGCTAATTATACACCTTTTTATTTTATTAAGGTTGAATCAAATTTTAGAATATCAGAGGTTTGGAATGTAGATTTAGTTAATAGAACCTTTACAAAATTAGCATAATGGCATTTAAGACAGTAGATTTAAATATTTATATATACGAGGGAACGGAGGGGTCATATACTTCAACCGACTTAAAATATAATATACAAAAAAGTATTATTGGAGAAGATACAGAGGTAGTGTTTGAAATATCCGAACTTGTAAGGGATTACATAGACCAAACCTTTAACAACGATTATTTGTCTAAGTGTGTTTGGGTTACGACTATTGCAACCTTAATAGACGATGAGGGTGTGGTGTTTACTTATGGTAGCCCAGTATCAACTAATTATTTAGCTGTTGATGGTTATGGTTATTTTGAAGATGAGATAAACCCAACTTTGATAGGTAATGCCTTAATGACTGCAAATAGTATTTACTTGCCCGAAGATACCACAGGAGTATTGCCTATTTATGCAGCAGGTGTTGGCAAAGTAACTATTGATTCAGTAGATACCGAAATAACAGACAACGGTAATACAAACC